AACACTATTCAATGAGTTTAGGTAATTGTACAGACTGGACTGGATTTCCGCAAAGTGGTAAAACGCAAGTATTAATGGAATGTTTAATTAACACTTCAAAGTTTTACGGTTGGAAACATTTAGTATATTTTCCAGACGTTGGAAACACGACTGAAATAGTAGCTGATTTAATTCAGAAAAAGACGGGTAAAAGTTTTAATCCAAATGCTGAAAATGTAATTACAGATTTAGAAATTACAATGGGAATGGAATGGGTAATGAACCATTTTAATATCATAACACGAAGCAATACAAAAGGAAAGTTAACACCTAAAGAATTTTGGGAATGGTCAGTAGAACTAAAATACGAATCGGAGTTACATACAGCTTCAATAGATAGCTGGAAAGATTTAAACCACGATTATGCAACTTACGGTGGTTATGCACAATATTTAGAATACATATTACCTTTAAGAAATCATTTAGCTGAAGAAAACAATTTACATTTTCACACTATAATACACCCTAAATTAACTGAAAAAGAAAACGGTAAAAGAAACCCACCAACACCGTATGATTTAAAAGGTGGTAGTGAATGGTATAATTCAGGCAAATGTATGATTACAGTACATAGAGAAAATCCAGAGTTTAACGAAGCTGATATTATCTTTAATAAAATTAAACCACGTTCAAACGGTGAAGTAGGGGCTATGAAAATTAAATTTGATAAAGACACTTTGTGTTATTATTTAGATAGTTTTGAAAACGGAAAATTTACTAAAATATTTGCAACTGAAGAAATCAAAGTGTTACAAAACGTCACGCCTTCAAATAGTTTTCCTACTCAAACACCGAAGTTAGATTTAGGAATTGAACTAAAAAGTTTTAGTGAAAAATTAAAAGATGTACCATTTTAAAAATTGAATTATGTTAGAAATGCTTAAAAGAAAGTCTGGAATGAATATTTTGTTTTGGCGATTAAAAAACTCTTTAGACGAGATTTTAGAAAAACACGAACACCGAACGGATTTAATAGAACCTATGCAAGAAAGTTTAGAAGAAGTAGCAGCTTGTCTGGATTATTTAAATCATTGTGACAAAATGTTAAGAGCAGACGATAAAAAAATATTTGCTATGGAAATAGAAATACTTCAGTTAAAACAAAAAGTAAGGCACTTAGAACAAATGAATCAAACAGATGAAATATGAAAATAACGGATAAAATAGAAATAACCAACGAAGATAATATGGCGTTAATGGCGCGTTATCCTGATAACTATTTTGACTTGGCTATTGTTGACCCGCCTTTCCCTATTAATACAAATGGAGGTGGAAAAATGAGAACTTTAATGCGTAGAAAAGATTGGGACAATTCAATTCCTGATATTAATTATTTTAATGAATTAAAAAGGGTTTCTAAAAATCAAATAATTTGTGGCGGTAATTTTTTTACGGATTATTTAGAACCAAACAACAAATGGATAATTTGGCATAAAAATCATGCTGGTGATAAAACAAATTTTTCAGAGGCTGAAATGTTCTATTCTACTTGCAAAGGAAATGTAAGGGTATATAAAGAATCAATTTTAGGCCAGTCATTAAATTGGCATGCTTGTCCTAAACCTATTAAACTTTATAAATGGCTATTAGAAAATTATGCAAAGCAAGGAGACAAGATACTTGACACGCATTTAGGCAGCGGTTCAATTGCGATAGCTTGCCATGATTACGACTTTCAATTAACGGCTTGCGAATTAGATACTGAATACTACGAAAAGGCGGTACAAAGGATTAAAAACCACACTTCGCAACAAAATCTATTTTTATGAAAACACGAAAATGTAAGTACTGTAAATCCGTCTTTTTACCGATTACAACTTTACAAAAGAATTGCTTTGAGCCAAATTGTGTTGCTGACTGGATAAACGAAGCTAAAGAAAAGAACTGGAAAAAGAGAAAAGCAAAGTTAAAGATTGATTTAATGACCGTACAAGACTACATTAAATTAGCACAAACAGTATTCAACAAGTATATTCGACTACGTGACAAAGGACAAAGTTGTATTTCATGCCAAAAAAAACCACTAAAAGAAAACGCTGGACACTTTTGGAATGCTAACAACCATTGGAACGTTCGATTTAATGAACTGAATGTACATTTACAATGCGAACACTGTAATACATATCTTTCAGGAAATTTAATTAATTATCGTGAAAACCTATTAAAAAAGATAGGAGAAGAAGAATTTAATTTATTAAGTCTTGAAGCTAAAAAAACACGAAAATTTACAGCCCAAGAACTTAAAGAAATAATAGCAACGTACAAACAAAAAATAAAAGAACTTGAAGCATAACAACGATTTTAGATATGATTTAGAAGTAGGTCAAACTTACGAAAATCAATTAAGTGAATTACTTGGTAAAAAGATAGAAGTAAAACGAGATTTTCAATGTTTAGAAACGGGTAATATATTCGTGGAATACGAAAGTAGAAACAAGCCTTCAGGAATAGCAACCAGCGAAGCTGATTATTATTGTTACTGGTTAAGCGATTATCATTTTCTAATGATAGAAAAAGACGAATTAAAGAAACTTTGTCGGAAATATATCGGAACTAATAAAGATGTTTTAGGCGGTGACATGAATACAAGTAAAGGTATATTACTACCATTGCATGAATTTTTCCAAAAATAGAATTATGAATAAAGAAACTAATTTAAAGTATATTGAAAGAAAACGATTCACACATAAAAACGGAATTCAATATTTTTATTACTACGTAAGGATAAACCAAGAACACAAATACAGCACCCGTAAATTAGAAGACGCTGAAGAATTCGTTTTACGATACGCACAAAAATACCAACTTGAAAAAATTTACCGAAAAAAGAAGAAAACATTTGTATATTAAAATATAATAGTTATATTTGCATATAATTAAAAATTGATATATGAAAAATTTAAGCAAATCAGTAGAAGAAAGAGCAATTAACTTAATTATTAATGGAGTTGATGCAATAGAAGCCGTTAAACAAGCTATAATCGAAGAACAAAAGTTAATCGAAGAAATGATAGCACAAAACACAGAACGTTCAATACAAGCCAAAAAAACGATATGTAAAAACGTTTATGGATTAATTCATTTAACTTATTAATTATGGAATTATATTTTTTTGAAGTAACAAGAAAAAGTGATAACACAAAATATTGTTTTAATATAACAAGGTTAAAATCTTTTGAAGAAATCGACCATACTACAAAAGTTTATTTAGATACTGAAACAATAATTATTAATGAATTATATGAAGATTTTAAAAAAAGATTAAACATTTGGAAACAAAATATAAGATAAAATATATGAAAAATTTAATGAAATCGTTGGCAGCGTTCCAACAAGAAGTAAAAGTAATTCACAAGGGTACACAAGGCTATGGTTATTCTTACGCTGATTTACCTAAAATCTTTGAAGAAATTAACCCGTTATTACAAAAACACGGATTAGGATTTACCCAAATGATTAATTCACAAGACGGATTAAACTATTTAAAGACTGTTGTATTTCATATTGAAAGTGGAGAAATGATAGATTCTAATACTTTGATTCCTTACGTACAATTAAAAGGAATGAATGACTTTCAAAGTTTCGGTTCTGGCGTTACTTACTTTAGACGTTACTGTTTATCCAGTATGTTAGGTTTAGTTACTGACAAAGATACGGACGCTTCAGGTGAACAAGAAAAGCCAAAGAAACAAACTTTAGACAACAAAAGATTTTTAGAAGCTATGAAAGCTGTTAACGAAGGTAAAATAACAGTAGAAGCAATCAAAGAAAAGTTTGAGTTAACTAACGAACAATTGAAAGCAATATGAAAACAGCATTACAAGAAACATTTGGTTTATTAGAAGAATTATATCCGTCTTTTTTTGATATACATACTGAAAAAGGAAGAACGTTTGTAAATACATTTCACAAGTTTTTAGAACTTGAAAAGCAACAAATAATTAAAGCACATGGAAATAAACAAAAAAAATCACGTGGTACTTCAAATTATGTATATACATGCACTGGTGAAATGTATTTTGATGAAGTGTTTAACGGAATAAGAATTAGAGAATGAAAATACGTTGTTCACAAATAGGAAAAATAATGACAGCACCCCGTAATAAAAGCGAGGTGCTTAGTCAAACTACTAAAACATATCTTTTAGAATTAGCAGTAGAAGAAAAATACGGAATCAAAAAAGAGTTTTGGTCACGTTACACTGATAAAGGCAACCAAGTAGAAGACGAAGCAATAACTTTAGTTAACGATGTTTTAGACGTTGGATTTATTTACAAGAATGAAGAAAACATAAGTAACGAATATATTACTGGAACTCCAGATATAAACACCGATGTTTTAATAGATGTAAAATCTTCTTGGGACGCGTTTACGTTTTTTGAAAAGGTAGTAGAAGACGAATTAAAAAACAAAGACTATTATTTTCAACTTCAGGGTTATTTATGGTTAACTAACAAAGAAGAAGCATTATTATGTTATTGTTTAATAGACACACCTTTACAAATAGTAGAAGACGAAGTAAGGCGCGAACACTGGAAACAAAACGAAATAGGCGAAAACGACGATATAAGAGCGTATGTAGAAGCTAAACATAGTTTCACACATATTGATAAACAAAAACGCGTTAAAACGCACGTAATTAAGCGTGACGAAAAGACAATAGAAGCTATCAAAACACGAATAGAAGAATGTAGAGAATATTATACTAACTTAATTGAAGTAATATGAATCCAGAAGTTAACCAAGAAATACAGAAACTAAAAGCTGAAATAAAAGAATTGAATCAATTAATAAAAACCTTAGTAGAAGCAACTGAAGAAGGCGTAATGTTAAGTAATGATTCTTTAATAATAAAAATGCTTAAAATAAAATTAAATGAAAGATAAAATAGTAGAATCTGTTTTAATGCAGTTTTTAAGCCGTTCAAAGCGTGGAATAGATAAATACGGTGTAACACTTGAGAGAACCGATTTAAGCACGTTAGAATGGCTAAATCACGCACAAGAAGAAGCAATGGATTTTATATTGTATTTGGAAAGATTAAAACAAGAATATGCGAATCAAAGAAAAGATTGAAATAGCGATAATCATTTTAAGCATTTACGGAATGATATACGCATTTTATAAATTAGTAACTTTAGAATAAATAAATAAATATGGAAACAAAACAAAACACTGGTGCAATCTTTAAAAACACGAATAAGAAAGCTGAAACACACCCAGATTACAAAGGACAAATTAACGTAGACGGCAAAATAAAAGAAATTGCACTATGGATTAAGGACGGTAAAAACGGAAAATTCTTTAGTGCTTCAATAAGTGAACCTTACGTAAAACAAGAATCTAATAATATTGTCGAAGAAAACGACGATTTACCGTTTTAATTATGTATGTTCAAGACGATTTAATAAGAAAAAAGCTTAGGCAACTGTTGAAAACACGAACAAAAAACGAAATAGTACAAGCTATTAAGAAAACAAACGTAAAATTTCACCAGTACAACTTAGACAAATTCTTACAGTCAAAAGATATTAACATAAGCACGTTAAAAAAACTTGAAAAGTATGTAATATCTATGGAATACGAACAAATTAACAACCCGTCTTAATGGCGGGTTTTTCTTTATTCAAAAATAAATGTTTAGATTTGTGTCCAATGAATGACAAGTTTTTAATCGTACTAAGTGAACACCACAAAGAATGGATTAAAATAGTATGTACTTTTGGCGAAAGTTTATACGCTGAAGACATAGTACAAGAAATGTATTTAAAGATGTACAAGTTACAAAATATTGATAGGTACTTTCAGAACGATAAGTTAAATAAAAACTTTGTTTGGACTGTACTACGTAACATGACTTACGATTACCAAAAGACGAAGAAACGTATTGAAAAAGTAAACATTACTGAAGCAATGCAAATAAAAGACGAATCATTACCAGTAGAACGTTTAAAAGCAAAGAAACGTTTGGAAACACACATTATAGAAGAAATGTCTAACTGGCACTGGTACGACAAGTTAATGTTTGAACTTTACAGAACTTCAGGATTAAGCACAAGACAAATTGAAAAGGAAACTGGAATAAGTTTTAAAAGCGTTTGGAAAACTATTAAAACTTGTAAAGAAAGACTAAAAGAAAACGTTGGAGAAACGTACGAAGATTTTATAAACGAAGACTTTGAATTAATTAAATAATTATGGCACGAAAAAGACGAACAAAAGCTGAAATATTAGCAGCACAAAGCGAAGGTTTAGGAGATACGGTAGAAAAGGTTTTAGAAGTTACTGGAGTAGCAAAATTAGCAAAATGGGTAATGGGTGAAGATTGTGGTTGTGAGGGTCGCAAGTTACTATTAAATAAATTTTTTCCTTACCGTAAACCTGAATGTCTACTAAAAGACGAATACGAATATTTAAAAGAATGGTATTCCGAACAACGTTACAGTTTAAAACCTACTGAACAAAAAGAAATATTAAGAATTTACAATAGAGTATTTAAAGTAAATATGCAACCTACTTCTTGCGGT